TCAGCCAGCGGCGCGAACACTCAGTATTTGCCACCCTTCCGGGGTCTTTGCCCGTGCATCGTCGAAGCTCTCGCACTCAATCTCGATCAGGCCGTGACGCCGCGCAAAGGTGCCGGTCGCTGTGATGGCGGTCTGCCCTTTCAGCATGGCGACTGGTGCGCTCACAAGATCGAAGCCGTCGGGTCGCTCGGCGGCGAGCTTCTCCTGAATCTCGGGCAGCCCCTCCCCCTTCACTTCCACCGTGACGGTTTCGATCTTTCGGAGCGTGGCAATGAGCATGCTGCCAGGCTACCCGCAGGGCCCGGGCTGATTCGCTGCGCCCACTTGTGGAGAACGTTAGATCGAACTTATCCACAGCTTCGCCTCTTACCACTCATCGAGCTGCGAGTTTGGCTACGCTCACACTCATGTTCAAGTGCGTCGCATGCAGCGCCCAAGCCGAACGAATCAACAGCACGGTCCATTGCCTCGACCCGGATTGTGGTGTCGTGCGGATACTTCCAGCTCCCCCAGACCGGCTGCCATGGGAACCGTGTACAACTTAGCGCTAAGCCACTGGAGCAAAAGGTGGTGGCGCCCGCTTCGCGACGGCAACACGATCAGGAAAAGCATTCGAGACGCCAGATTCAGAGCTACCTGCTTAGACCACGCATAGCTTTCGATTCAAAAACTTAAGCTCTGTCCCACCCGTCACCCCTAACGATGTAACACCGACAGACGCGCGTATTGAATGCGGCGTGTCTAGCGGTAAAGTAGTAAACTCGTACTAGATCAACTTGTGGATAACTTGGTGCATAAGTTGTGCATAACTCCCATTTTGGAGGTGGATGATGGCTGAAATGGTCTACGTGACCGCCCGCCGAAAAGCAGCAGATCTCCTTCGTGAAAACTGGGACGGTCGCCTTCCGGTGCGGCTCACAGAGATAACTTCTAACCTCGGAGCTTCTAAGTACGAGGCAGACCTAGGGCCCGTACTTTCAGGCATCGTGTCAAAGGAACAGAACGCCTCCCCCGTGATCGTCGTTCACAGCCGACACTCCCCCGAGCGCCGACGTTTCACTTGGGCGCACGAGTTGGGTCACATTGTCGAGCGAGCAGCACTCGCTGAGGATGATGATTACTCCTTCACCGACGGACGCGGAGTCAAATACGACCTCCACGAGTTCTTTGCCGACGAATTCGCCGGAAGCCTCTTGATGCCCGAAGAAGAGATTTCACGAATGCGACGAAACGGCTATACCCACGGCCAGATGGCCGTGGAGTTTGGCGTATCTGTCGATGCTCTTACTAAGCGCTTAGGACGACTCGCAAAACACCCAGATCATTCGAGCTTCGTTGCCTAGCCCAGATGAGTTCGCCCTACGGACTTGGACCGAGCTCGCTGGCGAAAGGTCTCGCGCAACGACGACCTCGGACCTCGCGAAAGAAATCGCGCGTCGTGAGAAGATTGCGAACGATCAGAGAATTCGCCTCTTCTGGGTAATTGTAGGAATAGTTTGCCTATCGATTCTGGCTGTCGCCGCCTTCATCCTTTTACTCGGCACGTTCAATCTGACAATTGAAGTGCCAATCGCCGTCGCTTTCATTTCTGCGATGGCTGTGCAGTCCTTCGTGCTCATTGGCCTCCTGGTACGAGGCCTTTTTATGGCACCGAAGCACTCAGCAAGTGAAGAGGTCGAATAAACGGGCTAACATACCTGTACATCTAAATAGCTCGAGCACGGGATTACCGGGCCGAGGCCAGGAACAACGCCATGCGCCAGCATCAAGCTCCCCTGACCAACCTCGACCACACCGGGCACGCGGCAACCGGCGTCGGCAGACTCGAGTTCCACGAATGGACACGGCTCCTCTGGGCCGTCGGCGCCTGCGACGAGATCCTCGCCGGCCTCGCCGATGGCAACGCCCCAAGCATGGACCCTGATGTGCTCGTCCAAACATCATCGGGACCACGCGCACCACTGTCGCCGACATGGCTTGCAGCCGACGAGATCCAGCGCCTCAAAGCGAAGCTCGATCGGTTCAAGTCTCTCGATCAGGCGGTCAACGAAGCCTACGGCGCATTCGTCGCAATCGAGTTCGGCCGCGCTGTCTCGATTGCGGATCGTCGATGGCCACGGCAGGAACGCGACCGGCCCATGATCGCAATGCGCTGCGGGGGCTGCGACGAGATGACACTCACCTACCGGCCGCCTCGCTTCGTCGGCGATCGCATCGTCGTCGACTGCCCCAAGTGCGGCTACACACTCGACGAAGACGAGTTCTCGGTGAACGCCCTCCTCATTGAGGCGGAGCTCAGCGGTGCATCGACGGTCGGAACTGAGGAGACCTCTGATGCCACGGCGTGAGGTTGCCGGGTCGAAGGGCTGGATCATGATGAAGGAAGCGCCGGCCTTTCTGAATCGCCCGCAGCGCACCGTCTATAAGTGGGTCGCCGATCAGGAGGTCCGGACAATGCGCCCATTGCACGAGCGTTGGCTCAACCTCGATGACCTACGCCGCATGGACGCGAAGACCCCGAGACGACGATCTCGGCAACGGAATGCACGGTGATTGATCAATCTGGCTTGACTTCTTACGCATCGTTGTGCAAAATGTTTACAGATGGTGGAGTTCTACACCCACTTCACCGTCCCGGAAACACAGAAACCCCCGCAGCGCGAAGCGCCCGGGGGTTTTGCTGTTTCTGCACAACTGAATATCGACAATCGAATACGCCCGCGGCCACGGTCGGCGGGCCCCAAACGAATCCGCCGCGCAGTTGGTGCAACGTTGTCTAGACTTTGCGGCGAGAAGCCACCCGGCAGACATCCGCCCACTGCTGAGGTTAGACAAATCGAAGCCCGAGCATAGGTGATTCTGCGGTTCATAGCCGACCGGAAACATCACGCAGTCCTTCCCGGCTTTCGAGGCTTCAGCCATGATGGTCTTATGCTCTCTCACCGATGCGCGTTCTGCGGAAATCAGACTCACTTCACTGCTCGACACGGAAGAGTCTTTGATACCTCAAATGAGAGCGCTCGCGGATATACGGTGCAATTGGGGAAGTTGTCGGTTGCGGCAACTTGCGATGCATGCTTTAACTACAACGTTGCTACTGGAGATCTCGCCCAGGTACGGCGCCAAAGTCATCTTTCCGAGTACATAAGTAGCGGCACTGTTATTGAGGAGGCTGAGCGGATGGAGAACGTGAAGTGGTCGCCTCCTTCAATGGTGCAGGCAGACATCGAGTTTCTTCCCAAGAACGTCGGCGCGTTCCTTCAGGAAGCCCATAACACGGTCGCAGTTGGTGCTTTTCGCGGCACCTTGCTACTCGTCCGGAGCGTGATCGAAGCGACCGCGAAGGATATGAAAATCGATAAAGGGTCACTCGTCCAGAAGGTCGACTCTCTCCACGCAAACGGGCATATTCGTACAGGAACGAAAGACATGGCCCATGCTCTGCGCATCCTTGGCAACGACATGGCGCACGGAGACATCACCGAAGCCCCGACGAGCGAAGACGCGGAAGACGCATTGACGATCGCACGTTTTGTTCTCGACGATGTGTATGTGGCAGATGCAAGACGCATAGACATGCTTGAACGCCGCGGCAAAACCGCAAATTAGAGCCGCCTTACTGAAGCCCCTGACCTGCACTGGTCAGGGGCTTCGCGGTTTCACAGCTTGCCGGGCCCTTGACCACTGATATCACACAGTGCGAGGCGAGCCCGGCAACACCCATTGGAGGAATGATGGAACCCGATGCAGCATGGCTGGAAGCACACGCCGAACTCTCGCGTGCAATCTCCGCCTACTACGAGGCGACGAGTGGCGAGTTCGTCGACGGCTGGGTTCTCGTCACTCACAAGCTGTCCGTCGAGCTCGAAGCCGAGGGCTCTTCTGCGGTCAGCGTCATCTCATCCCCCGACCTGTCATGGGTAAAGGGGCGCGGCCTGCTCGAGATCGCGCGAGAGAATCCCGCCTACACCGGCCGGCAAGGAGAATAGCGATGCAACCCTGCCCAGAGTGCGGCGCCGAGTACTCCTCCGCGCTCGCCGCCGAGGAGTGTGGCGAGGTCGACCGCGTCGAAGATCGACGTATCCGACAGTCTCGCAAACGGTGAGCCGATCGGGATGGGTCGACCGTCCCACGGATCGGCGAGAAACGCTCCCAGCTGACTGGTGGCGTCTCCGAAATCACGTGTTCAAGCGCGACGGCCGCCGCTGCCAGCACGTCCGGTACGACACCGGCCGAAAGTGTCTGGCGCCGGCAACCGACGTCGACCACATCGGCGATCGCAACGACCACAGCCCCGAGAATCTGCAATCACTCTGCAGCTGGCATCACCAACAGAAGACCTCGAGCCAGGGCGGCAAAGCGGCCGCCGCGCGCCGACACAAGGGCGCGACTCCAGCGCACCCCGGGATCCTCTAGCCTCGCTTCGCAGCACCCTTACGAGGCGCGCGGTTACCGGACCCCGGGCGCTGCTCGTTCCACGCGTCGATGGTCTTCTCGCTCCACCCGCGCACCGTGCCGACAGTGACGTCGGGCTTCGGAAGTGTAAGCGAAGACAGCGCCCCGCGTGTGATCCCGAGGCGATCTGCAATCTCCGTTGTCGAAAGATAGTGCCGCGTCATGTCTCCATCATGCGCGACGTATGGCAATGCCTGCAACTCCATCACGAGCTCCTCTCGGCTGAATCGATCTGCAACTCGCCGTTGTATGGCCATGCGTAGAGCGTCTCCCACTGCTCGATCAATGCTGCAACTTGCGACGGCCGGAGCGGGCACGACATGAAGGCCGCATCAACGCCAACGGCTCGCTCGGAGAAGATCAGGCGCACCTCGTCCCCGTCTGCCAAGGGCTCCACTGAGTAGTGGGGCTCGTCCATGTTGTCGTTGTCGCCAGGTGCAAGTTCCGAGGTCCACGCGACCGGGATCCCGTCGTGCTCGTCTGGCATCGGCCAACCCATCGATAACGCGCCGAGCACGCGCAACGGCAGCGCCGCGCGGCTCATCGCTGCGCCCCTTGCAACTCAACGGGGAAGGCCCGTCCGCCGAGGTCGACGAATGACGAGCCTGCGCCGTTACCGTGCGCAGCGGTATCCCACACGCAAATCGATGCATCTTCGGTCGCACACGCCGGCAACACGGCGACAGCAACCATCAGGATCAGTTCCAGCAATGCGGACACGATGGCCTCCTTTCACTCATGGGTGCGGCGATCGCACCCCGTGCGCTTGCGGGTACTTGCAACCCGCCGCCCGGCTCGGTCCAGTAGCGCGTTTCTGTTCACCAGCGCGGATTGTGCGCGCAATAGGTGGTGTTCTCCGTGTCGCATCTCCGCGCAACTTCTTCGACGATGAACCGGGCGAATGAATCCGTGTCAGCGTCGCGATCAGGCGAGCCCCCTGACTCCTCCCAGAGCTCGAAGAAGTCGCAACTAAGGCGCGTCTCGAGCAAGCCATCGATGACTTCGCATCGGGCACTCACAAGGTCGAGCGGTTCACCGTGCAATGCGACGTAGCGCCCTGTGGTGTCGATTCGCAGGCGGTGCTCCTCTGCGAGGCCCCGGCAGTGCAGCAGCTCATGTGCAGGCTGGAGCTTCGCCCTGTACTCACGCGTGATTGCGATCGCCACCGCAATTTCTTCCTCGGAGCGCGACCCGCGTTCCGGCAATTCCGCATACAGCGCCTCGAGCTGCTTCGGGGTAAGACCCCGCGCACTCAGACTCGCTCGCACGGCATCAATCGCTTTCACATTCATTGTTAGCTCCTCTCGTCGTTGTTGACACGCAACTTGCGCGTCCGTGATGGCGCCCGGACTCGAACCGGGCCGACGCCTAAACGCTCGCCATCTTGTGCGACTCAGAACGTCTGAGACCACACATCTTCAGTCGCAACTTCCGTCGCGTACGCCTCAGCCATCGCGGCACGTTCCGCGACTTGCTCAGCCTTGAACTCTGCAAACGTCACCCAGCGCCAGACACCGGCGTCATGGGCTCGCTGCATCTCTTCGGTGAGGTGCGGCCATGCAATGTTGAGCGACCCCTTGCAGAACTCGAGCACCGGCCGGCGGCGAGCATCCACACCGAACGTCTGAGCCCGCCAAAAGTCGGTCCACATCTCGCCGGCCCAACCCATGTGGTCTGCAATTCGGTACTGCATCGCCTCGACGAGCGCCCGGTACGCGGAACGGTCCGCGTCATCAGTGGCGGATGCTCGAGCCGTCTTCGCTGCAACTCGATCCGGCGCTGCAACTGCGGCCGGATCCTGCAAGATCGCGGTGCCAGGCACGCAACGTGCAACCATGTGCGCGTTCGCACGCTGCACCCATGCGAGGTACTCAGGAGCGTCAGCCCGCAATTCGGGTCGCGCTTCCACGTTGGCCGCGTACCAGGCGCGGCGCTCAGACTTGACGCTCATGCGCTCAGCGCCGGGTCGAGTGCAATCGCTTCAGCTTCCGCCTCAGCACGAACATCACGACGCGGACCGCGCGCCGCCCGAATGATGCCAGTCGGCGTGTACATGACGTACCTTGCCATCCATGCAACAACCGGAGCACCGGGGACATGCACGAGATGAATCGGCAACACTTCCGACGTCCATGTCAGCTCGCAAGTCACGCGGTTGCTCGACGCGTACCTGTGATCCTGCTCAGCAGCCCAAGCATCAGCCCGGTCCGCCCAGTCACGGTAATCACCGGGGAAGGTGAAGCGGGAAGGCCGCGGGTCGGTATCTTCCATCGCTTTGGCGTAACGCTCTCGCATCTCTCCAATGAGAGTCATGATCGAACCTCCTACGTTCGGTGAATGCCCCGTGCCGCTGCAACGGCCGGGGCTTGAGTGTGTGAAGACTTTGGGTGAAACTAGGAGGGCCAGGGCGCCGAACGGCTCACGCTCGACGCCCCAGGCCGCTACTTCTTGCGACGGTCACGCAGTGCAAGCACCGCGACGACCGCGCCAGGTGTAGCGAGCAGGATGACCAACGCGTCAACGATCGTCATTCCTGTCACCTCCTTTGGAACGCCCCGCCCCTACAGCGGGGCGTTTCTGCGTTCCGACCGCTTACGCGGCCAGGCCACCGATGTCCGGTGAACCCGTGGCAGGTACGGGGATCGAACCCGTACACGGCTGATGCCGTCGCGCCTGTCGCGCTGCCTGTTGTGACGCTGTGGAGTTGTGAACGATCTGTGCCGGTCCGGTACTGGTTCCCGTTGGGGCTTCCCGGTGGCGATGAGATAACTAAACCATGCGCCGCGCATGGTTCACAAGTCATGCGCCACGCATTGCTTCGCTCAACCCCCACAGATCGGCATCACCATGCGCCACGACGGGTTTTAATTCATTGCGTCACTTCGGGCGTGTCGCGCCTCACCGATGAGCCGTGACCATCAGCCGGCACACACTCAGCGCCCCGCACCCGGTAGCCGGCCACACACCCCGCACCGATGACACCGCGACACCCGACACCCAACGCCCCATAGGGTCACGCCCCGCGCCACACGCGCCCCGCTCGCGCACTCACACACACGCGAGCACACGCACACACGCCCCGCACCCGCACGACGCGCCACACGCACGCCCACGCGAGCGCGCACCGCGCGCCCCCGGCCACGCACACACGCGAGCGCGTGCGCACCCCGGGGCCACCCCCTCCCCCCACCCCCGCCTCACCCGCCCGCAAGCGTTCTGCATCTCGCGGTGCGCGTGGGTCTGGGGGGTTTTGGCTCCCGGGCATCCGGGGCTCGCGCTGCGGCGCGATACTGCTTCCCACGGCCGCCAGGGCCGAGGGTTTCCGCCTTCCGACATGGAGGTCCCTGATGGCCGTACAGCCTTGTTCCGCTCGCGTCGTTCTGATCGCGCCTCACTTCGAGGCCGGCCTTGCTGCGACTCGTAACCGCCCGGAGTACTCTCACGCGATGATCGTCGCCGCGAATGATCCCGGTGCGCTTCGCCGAATGCAGGGTCGCCTGTTCGCTGGGTGGGTTCTTCTCCTCGGCGCCGAGCATCGCGCATCCCCCCGCCGCATCAGTGAGCTCATCAACTACGCGCGTTCACACGAGTGCGGTTGCGAGCAGCACCGCCTCGCGGCGGTGGCCTGATGGCCGGCGTAGGCCCGCCCCCGAAAGATGAACGTGCCCGGCTGAGGGACTCTCCCCAGCGAGATCTCGTGAAGTCGGACGGCAAGGTCGGCGGCTTCGAGCTACCCGACGACGTGCTGCCTCAGCTACGCATCGGCGGTGAGCTGCAGTTCGACATCGACGGCGAACCCATCCGCGAAGACTGGCACCCGCAGACCCTCAGATGGTGGAACAACTGGCGCGAGTCTCCCCAGGGTGTCCGAATGGCAACGGCCGTCGACTGGGACTACCTGCTCGACACCGCGCTGCTGCACCACCAGATGTGGGTATCTGGCGGAAAGAACTCAGAGCGCGCAGCCGAGATCCGACTCCGTGCAGCGACGTTCGGCGCTACCCCTGCCGATCGCGCGCGCCTGAAGTTCGAGATCGAGATCCCGAAGGGCGAAGACTTCGAGGTTGGCAATGCCGGCAACGTGACGAGCATGAGCGCGGAGCGGAGGAAGAGGATCGCAAACGGAGGTAGCTGATGCCTCGTCGCCAGATCCTCAACGCGAAGCTCCATGACCGGAACCGGTCCCTCGGCTTCCTCGCCGTCTGGTTCATCGAGACGTTCGTCGTCCACGGCCGCGGTGACATCGCGGGGCAACCGATTCGCTACGGGGACGAGTATTCCGGTTTCATCGTCGACTGCTACGCGCTCGATAAGCGCGGGCGCCGGCTCTACGATTCCGCTTTCTTCTCTCGACCCAAGGGCACTGATAAGTCCGGTGTCGCCGCGGCGCTCGTGCTGCTCGAGGCGTTCGGCCCTTCGCGGTTCGCTGGCTGGGCCAAGGGCGGCGAAACATACACCTTCCTCGGGCAGACCTACGTTTACTCCGAGGGCGAGCCGATGGGCAAGCCGGTCACCAACCCTGTCATTCGCATCCTCGCCACCGAGGAAGGGCAGACGGGCAACGTCTACGACTCGGTTTACTACAACCTCAACGACGAAGAGACGCCGCTCAACCAGTTGGTCAAGGCATACGGTGTCGACGTCGGCAAGACCCGCGTCATCCTTCCGAAGTCGACCGGCGGCGGAAGCATCGAACCGATGTCATCTGGCGCCGCATCGAAGGATGGTGGCCTCGAGACATTCGCCGTCTTCGACGAGTCGCACCTCTACAACGTGCCGCGCCTCAAAGAGATGTACGCGACCGTCACGCGAAACTTGCGCAAGCGCAAGAAGATCGCCGAGCCCTGGTACATCGAAACAACGACGATGTACCAGCCCGGTGAGGAATCGGTCGCCGAGGACACCTACCGCCTCGCGGACCTCATCGAGGAAGGCCGCACGCGGCGCGCGCGTCTCTTGTTCGATCACCGGTGGGGAGAGCTCGGAGATGCTCGGCAGGGCGACGAAGAGACAGTCGATCAGTACGAGGCACGTATCGCTGAGGCTTTTGCCGACGCGTACGGCGATGCCGCTGCGTGGAACGACGTCGAGGACATGCTCGACGCGTTCTTCGACCCCCGAAACAAGGAGTCGGAGCAGCGTCGATTCTTCCTGAACGCACTCGTCGCAGCGAGCAATGCGTGGCTGCAGATCTCCGAGTGGAGCGACATCGGACTGCGCGAGCGTATGCGTGTCGCGCGGAGCCGAAAGGTGAAGTACTCGTGGCGGCCGCCGCGCAAGGGTGACAAGATCACACTAGGTTTCGACGGCTCACGGTCCGACGACTCCACCGTGCTCATCGGCTGCCGAGTCTCCGATGGATATGTCTGGCCCATCCTCATTGAGGAGCCGCCTGACTCGGAGAAAGCGAAGACGTGGACCGTCGATCAATCGAAGGTCGACGCGCGAGTGCGTCAGACCTTGAAGACATACGACGTCGTCGGTTTCTTCGCGGATCCGCCATTCTGGCAGGACTACGTCGAAGCATGGGATCGCGAATTCGGTGATCAGATGGCCGTCCGTGGCACCCGCGACAAAGGCCTCCATTTCTACACCAATAACCACAAGACGATGGCGATGGCCGTCGAGCGAGCCCACACCGCGATTGTGACGGGCCAGGTGGTCCACGGCAATGAGCCGCAGTTCACGCGGCATGTCATCAACGCACGCAACTGGGAGCGCTCGGTCGGCACCGTCATCGGCAAGGACAAGCGCGGCTCAAAGAACAAAATGGACGCCGCAGTTGGCATGGTGCTCGCACTCGAAGCTCGTGCACGGTATCTCGCGAAAGAGCGACCGGATGCGAAGCCCTTCGAGCCATTCAATCCGCGCGGGAACGCGCACAGACGGAGGTAGCAGATGCTCACAGAAGCACTCATCCCCGGCACGGACGACTGGTATCTCGTCGAGCTCGGCAAGGAACTCGGGTCCAACTTCCCGCGGATCGCGATGCTTGAGTCGTACCGAGACGGGACTTTCGTCGTGCCGGTCGAGGCGGATCCCGCTGTGCGGGAGGCTTACAAGAAGTTCGCGAAGAAGGCGCGGCTGACGATCGCCGACACGATCGTCACCCAGGTCGTCGGCCGCCAAGACCTGCGTGGGTTCCGAACTGCGGCAGAGAATGACGCGAACGGCGACCGCGAGGCATCTCGCTTGATGCGCATGAACGACCTCGACGTGCAGTTCATCGACGCTCTCGATAAGAAGGCTCAGCACGGCGCATCGTTCGGTGTAGTAGCGATAGACCCCATCTCTGGGGAGCCGTTCGGGAAGATCCTCGACAGCTGGTCCGTAGCGGTCCGCATGAGCGAGATTCGCCCCCTGCAGGTCGAAGCTGCGGTGATCGCGACTTGGGACCCGTTCAACGGTCAGGACGTGCTCACGCTGCTCCGGCCTGGCTACATGCGCGTCGCCGTGAAGCCGGGGAAGCAGTCGACCATCCCGCGAGATGGCACGGAGTGGGAGCCCGGGCTCTCATGGGATTGGACGAGCGGCCCGGTGCAGCTAGGGTTCACCGAGCGTGTGCCGGTTGTGAAGTGGGCGAACCCCGGAAGCCTGGGCGAGTACGAGAACCACATCGACTCGATCGACCGCATTACCGAGGACATTCTGCAGCGCCTCACGATCACGGCGATGCAGGCATTCCGGCAGCGCGCAGTGACGCCCGGCGAGGGCAAAGCGTTGCCATCTCACTACGCTGCCGATCATCCCACCAACCCAGGTGAACCGATCGACTATGACGAGATCTACAAGGGTGGGCCGGCAGCTCTCTGGTTTCTCCCGGAGGGCGCGAAGATCTGGGAGTCGGCTCCCACCGACATCAGCAGCCTCATCAACGCCGAGGACAAAGACATCGAGCACCTGGCTGCCGTCACGGGCACCCCGCTCTTCTCTGTCTCGCCGGCCGAGAATCAGTCGGCCGAGGGCGCGAAGCTCTCCCGCGAAACGATCCGCACGAAGGTACGCGATCGCAATCGACGCGACGGACGGACCGCGTGCGAGTTCATGTCCCTCCTCTTCGAGGCGAACAAGGACCAGCAGCGCGCGGATCGCACTGAGATCGTGGCGATGTGGGGGCCGATGGAGTACATCTCCAAGGCTGAGGTTGCTGAACAGGCTCGAGCAGCTCGCCAGGGCGGCATGTCGCTGCGCGGCATCAACGAGCACATCTACCAGATGACGCCCGAAGAGATGCAGCAGGAAGAGCTGTCGAAGCGGGACGAACAGTTCCAGCAATCACTCGCGGAGGTGACCTCAGATGGCGCTGACGGATCGGATGCTGGAGCTTCACGTGAAGCGCAAGCGGTCACTGACGGAGCGGCTGCTACGGATCCTGCTGGGTCTGTGGGGGAGCTACAGCCAGTGGAATGATGAGGATCTCGTGCGGGCGCGCACTGCAGCGAGCATCCCGCATGTCGAGTCGGCGCTGCGCGAGATTCAGAAGGAGACGCGCCAGTTCCAGTTCAGGGCGCTGAAGGAGCTCGGAGTCGCGACTCCGAAGTATCGGCCCCCGATCGACCTGTACCCGCGATCGAGGGTCGACCTCCTCGAGGTTTACAGCCGTCCCGCGCGTGACGCCGCGAAGGTGCTCGAGCGGGGCGGCACCCCAGAGCAGGCGGTTGCGGCTTTCGAGAAACGCCTCGACGGGATCGTTGAGGCCGACGTCATCATCGCCGACCGCGACGAGCTGAGACGCATCCAGGATCAACTCGAGGCTGACGGCCTGACTGAGTACTCGAAGGACGAAGACGCCACTCTCCATGATGACGACAACGCCACTGAGTTGATGTCGCGTCAGGAGATGGAGGAGTGGATCGATCGCTTCGAGGACGACTATGGCCGCGAGGGTGAGCCGGTAGTCAACGGCGAGCGCGTGATCGGCTGGCGGCGCGTGATCCGTCCCGAGCTTTCTCGTCACGGCACGTGTGGTTTGTGCGTAGTGGCTGCGACGCAGTGGTACACCCGTGGAGACCTTCAAGCCATCCATCACCTCTGCAAATGCGCCACGCTGCCCGTCACCAAGAGCATGGACCCCGGCCTCCGCTGGAATGCCGAGGACCTTCGGCGAAACCTCGACGAGATCTACGGCGCCGGCGGTGGCACGTCGGGTAAGAAGCTGAAGCGCATTCGCGTAGCTGTCCGGGAGCACGGTGAACTCGGCCCGATGCTCGCCTACTCGGCAAAGCGTGGCTGGCAGCCGGTTGAGGGATTCGAACCGTACACACCTCCGAATGCAGCCGTTCAGAAGGACCGCCTCAACGGGCGTCGTTCTGAACTCGAAGCCACCCTCGCGAATCTCCGAGACCGCCTCGACGGAGCCGGCGATCGCTCGGGCATCGACCACGCGATCTGGGAAATCGAGCAGTCCTTGAAGGAGCTCGACGTCCGGCTTGCAGCATGACCCGCCGCGCCATGCGACGGCACCCAACACCTACGACATGTAAGGGAAACCACTGATGTTCACCAAGCGACACCGTCCCCTCTTTCTCCGCTTCACGATCGATGAGAGCGCGACCACCGGCGGGGGCGGATCGAGCGCACCCGCCACGCCACCCGCTGATGAGTCTTCGACTTCAGGCGATCTCGGGTTCCCAGCAAACACTCCGGTCAAGGACATGACGCCGGAGCAGCAGGCCGCCTACTGGAAGGATCGCTCGCGCAAGCACGAGAAGCGCGCGAAGCCCGAGGACTTCGATGACCTGGCGGCCGACGCAAAGCGGTGGCGTGACCAGCAGGAGCAGAACCAGACTCCCGACGAGCGCGCCGTCAACGTGGCCCGCGCCGAAGGCCGGCGCGAAGGGGCAACCTCGCTGCTGCACGACGCCGTGCGAGCTGAGCTCAAGGCTCAGCGACCTCACATGACTACCGATGAACTCGACGAGTTCCTCGAAGACGTTGCGCTCGACAAGTTCCTCGGCCAGGACGGGCGCCTCGACACCGAACGAGTGGAACGGCTCGCTGGCAAGCTCGCCACCGCTCCTAACCAGGAGGGCGACACGCCCCCTGCTGCAGACCCGCCCGCCGGTGGCAGCGCGCTCGGCGACGTACTGCGTCGCACGACCGCGCCGCCCAAGGACCACGCGGGCTCTGTTGACGAGTACCGAACTCGCGAGCGCGAACGCTACGCGACCCCCACCACCAAGTAGACCCAGGAGGCTACGATGACCGATTTCGCGATCGACACGTCCCGCACCGACCCGCGGATCGACACCCGCTGGCGTGCATCGAAGCTCGGCCAGGACAACGCCCAGCCGGGCACCCTGGACCTCACCAAGTTTGTTGAGGGCACCCACTACAACATCGGCGGCCGCACCGACAACGTGATCCCTTCGGGCGTCGCGCTGACGAAGAACGCCACCTCGGGGCTTTTCGAGCCCTGGGCGCCGGCAGCCAACCCCGAGGATCACCCGAACCTCGCTGGCTTCATCAACGACGACGCAGGTATCGATCTGTTCCGCCGTGCCGGTGTCGCCAAGTCCACCAAGGCAGCGTTCGCGCTGCTCATCGTCGGCGGTATCGATGCCACCCGCCTCCCGGTCAGCGCCCAGCGCACGCCGGTCAAGGTGGCGCCGACGACCGGCCTCTTCACCTTCGTCTAAGGAGACACCACATGGCATTCACCAAGTCTCACCGGACCGCCGCTCAGCTCACGGGCATCGCCCGCGGCACCATCGACGGCGTCTTCGGCGCATCCATCGTTTCCACGTTCCTCCCGCAGCGTGAGAACCCGGGGCTGACGTTCGACTTCAATGTCGGCAACACGTCCCTGCCCGAGGCAGCGCGCTTCCGCTCGTACAACACCGAGTCGGACGTCGCGAGCTTCGATAACAGCGAGTCCCGCCAGGGCAAGCTCCCTCCGATCTCGCGTCGTCTGCACGTCGACGAGTTCGCGCAGATCACCCAGATCGGCGGCGACCTCGGCCCCGTGTTCGAGGACTACGCGCGCCGGATCGCAGCTCAGATCGCGACCCGTTTCGTGTGGGGTGGCGCAGAGGCAATTGAGAGCGGCAAGCTCACGATCGACGAGCGCGGCCTCAAGTTCACGATCGACTACGGGCGTAAGGCCGCCCTCACCGCGACGGCACCGACCCTCTGGTCGAACCCTGCCGCCGACGTTATCGGTGATCTGGAGGCGCTGCGCGCCGTCTACGGTAGCTCGCCCGGTTCCATCCTGGTGCCCGAGCTCGTGCTGCAGCACCTCACCCGCAACGAGGGCATCATCGAGCTCGCCACGCGCGGCCTCGGCTCGCCAACCCGGATCTCGCTCGACGACGTGCTCAGCACCCTCCGAAGCTTCGGCTTCGATGGGCTCTTCACCAACCGTGAGCGCTTCGTCGATCACTCCGGCACTGAGCGCGCACTGTTCAGCACGAACAAGGTGCTGTTCCTCCCCGCCGCGGAGCAGACCGCTCTCGGCCAGGCAGCAGGCGTAGGCCCGCTCGGCACGACCGATTTCGGTGTCACTGGTGAGTCGCTCGTGCCCGAGAACGGTCTGGGTGGCCAGCCCGGCGCCGCGGCCGGCGCGCTCTCCTCCGACGACCCCGTCGGCTTCGACGTGCTCGTCGCAGCGATCGGTCTGCCGATCGTCCAGAACGCCAACGCGACCGCATCGCTGACGGTGCTCTAGCCAGACCCCATACAGAGGGCGGGCAGCTGCCCGCCCTCTCCCGGCTTCCCAGGAGGAAACGATGAAGGTCTGCCAGACCATCAACCTGCTCGACGACCAGTTCCGACTCGTCACGCTGTCCCCCGGCGATGAAGTGCCGGAATGGGCAGTCGCTCGAGTCACCAACCCCGACGTGATCGCCGGCGACGACGATTTTGTCGAAGCTGTAGCTGCCGTTGCAGAAGCGGCGACCACGGCTTCTGAACCGGTCCCGCCCGTGTTGGACACCGGTGACGGTTACGACGCTCTCAACAAGAAGGATCTGCAGGAGCTGCTGTCGAAGCGCGAACTGCCCACTGCCGGCAACAAGCCGGAACTCATCGAGCGACTGCGCGAAGCCGACAAGGCTGCCGCCGCCGAAGAGGAAGTGGACCTGTGGTCGCTGAGCGTCGACGAGCTGAAGGCGTACGCCGAGAAGCACGAGATCGACGTCGAGGGCGCCAATACTTCGGAAGAGCTCGCCGCAGTCATCCAGTCCGCACAGAGCGAGTAGGAGCACTCATGGCTGTCACACTCCCCACGGTCGGTTACGACTGGGTTTGCGACGCCTTCGAGGGCGAGCCTGACGAGCTCGGGCGCAAGTCATACGTCGAGTCGAAGATTCGCCACACAGTGGGGAAACTCAAGACCCGTTTCGGACAAAGGATCGAGTCGAGACTGGCGGCAGGCCTCCTCGATGAGGATCTGTTCAAAGACACCGTCGCCGAGGCGGTACTTCGAATCATCCGTAACCCCGAGGGGTACACGACCGAACAACAGGGCAACTACTCGTACGGGCTGCGCGCCGTCGTCGCTTCCGGCTACCTCATGTTCACAGCCGAGAACATGCTCGATCTACTCGGTGAGGACTCACCGGTGATCGGCACGTTCGCCATCGGAGACCACCGGGGGGCCTGATGTCTATTCGAGGCAGAGGGCCCCACACGGTCATCATTCAGCCGCGCAAGGTCGAACGGTTCAGGGGTGCCGTCGATTACGTCGACGATGGCCCGCCGGTGAAGATCAAACGCTGCAGCGTCCAATCCGTCAGGGAATGGGCCACCGCTGAAGAAGAGTTCACATACGGCGTTACTTTGCTCTCCATGCGGCGCGTGTTCTCACGCACCTGGCCAGCAGACGCGAACGGGCTCGTCTACTTCAATGGCGGCATCTTCGAGACAGTCGGAGATCCGCAGCACATGGACGGGTCGAGGCGCACAGAGCACTGGGTCACGACGATCAAGTGGCTGGGCGACGGCCCCGCACCGGACGTCCCCGATCCGGACGAACACGAAGAAGGTGACTGATGGCGAGCGTCGAATCACACGTCCGACTCACTGCCGCGATCATTGCCGGCGGCGACCCCGCAATGGACCGTGCCGCGGCGAAGCTGAAGACGAATCTCGTGGCCGAGGCCGCGAGACACAATCTCACCTCCGCGTTCATGAACAGCTTCGAGTCAGCCACAGTGCCCGGAGAATCTGGGTCCGGCCAGCAGGTCAGCGACCGCGTCGTGTACTCAACGGACCCCGGCGCGATGGCGATCAACTACGGACGCAAGTACACCGACAAGGAAACGGGCGAAGTCACCCGAGTACCCGGCAAGCACGTCTTCGAACGCGCAGTCGGGAGGACCTCAGGATGAACACGAAGCCTGTACTTCCCGACTTCGACGCGTTCTTCGACGCCTTAATCACTGCCGCAGTGCCCGACACGGTCACTGCGATTCAGGACCAGCACGCCGACAGTTACGACGAAGTGCCTTTCGTCTCCTGGACCGCGATCAATCAGGGCCAGTACGACTATGGCCTCTGGAACGTCACGCTGGTGCTCAACCTCCTGGCAGCGCCGCGAGACGTCTTCGGCCATTCTGCCCATCTGTACGCAGCGATCCAGAACTGGTCCATCCCAGGCGAAGGCGTCATGCCCGAAATCGCGGCGATCAACACCGTCGAGGATGCCAGCGTATTCGACAAGGTCAGCGAGATCCGCCTCCCCGGCAAACACCTGTCTCAGGCCGTAGCCACGTTCAGACTCACGGTCCAAGACCTGACCTGAACGCTCCACGCAACCCACTTCAAGCCCGCCCACTCGGCGGGCTTTTTGCATTTCTGAAGGAGAAATCATGGGCGTCAACCCCAACGCGATGATCGTTCCCGGTAACGGCACGATCTTCCACGCACCGAAGGCAGTCGCACTGCCCGCCAGCCCACTCACCGCATTCACGCTCACCGGCACTCCGCCGACGGGCTGGACGAACCTCGGGCACACCAGCCGCGAGAACACCCTCGGCTTCAGTCGTGAGGGCGGCGAGGCGTCCTCGATCGGCACCTGGCTCGCCGACGCGACGAAGACGATCTACTCCGCGGTGTCGTGGTCGATGACCATCCCCGCGCTGCAGTTCGACAACGACGTGCTCGACATGGCCTTCAACGGCGATTTCGACGAGGCCACCGGCGGCTACATCATCCCCGGGCAGACCGCCGCGGTGGAGACGCAGCTGTTCGTCCTCATGCAGGACAACACCGGAAAGCTCGGCTTCTGGGTGCCGAACTCCGAAGTCACCCTCGGTGAGCCGCCGACCGTGAACCGAGAGCAGTACCTCGAGCTTCCGCTCACCGCGTCCATCAACGCGGCGGCCGACGACGTGATCCCCGCGGTTGATGGCCGCCCCGGAATCATGGAGCTCTTCAAGACCGGCCTGGCCGCTACTCCGTAGCCCTGGGCCCACCTCGACCCCCGGCGCGCCATGCGGACCCGCGCCGGGGGTTTCTTCATCCTCTGGTCCGCTCACCACCCAGCAGAAAGGTCCGCACATGACCGCCAAAAAGGGCCCCGCGCCGACAGAACCGATCGAGACCGAGAACGAGCAGCCGACGGCCGAACAGATCCTCGAAGCCGAGGCGGAACTTGAAGATGTCCTCGCCGACCTCCCCCAACTTCGCCCCCCGCACGAGCTCCGCCTCGCTGCCCGGAACAAGATCAAGACGATCCGCCTCGAGCATGGACGCGATCTCGTCCGCATCGTGGGCAAGGTTCGAGAAGGCGCGCCGATCGCGGACCTGCCCGAAGACACTCAAGTCGAGTATCTGAAGCACATGATGAGCGTGCAGGAAGCCGTCGACGAGTTCGCCGAGTCGATCGCCATCGACCGTGCCGGCTACATCGAGTGGTCGAACAAGCACGCCGACGACTACACGCCGTTCATCGCGCTGCTCTTCCGTTACGCCGATGCAGCGGGGGAATCCAACGGCTCTGCGAGCTGATCGACAAGTACGACCACAGCCCGGACTTTCCCGGGTCGCTGACCGCTGACCTCGACCAGTTCCATCACGGGCTCAAGCTCGATGACGTGTGGGCCGGTCGGGTCAGCGTTCAGCATGTACTCGTCCTCGCAGGGCAACTCCAACTCAACCCGATGTCACGCTGCCGGATGATCGCGCTCGGCGGCGACCCGCGGTGGATCGGGTGGGACTCAAACTCTGAGCTCGCTGCATCGCAGTTCGACCTCATTCATCAATTCGCCGCCGGCGAGAAGTTCACGGAGGCGGACAAGTTCCCTCGACCGGGACAATCCGCTGGCCGCTCTAACGAGCCCACGGAACTCTTCGCTCCGACGATTGCGGACTTCAATGTCGGCGCGTTCATGCAGCGCGTCCACTCGTAGGAGGACACTATGGCCGCTCCCTCCCTGGGAAAACGAGCCGGAACGATGCACGTTCGGGTACTCCCGAACACGAAGCATTTCCCCCGCGAACTGCGCCAGCAGCTACAGCGCATTGAGAAATCGATGCCTCCGCTCGAGGTGCAGATCTCGAAGGCGAACGTACACACGCAGAAGCTAAAGCGATCGATTCAGGCGCAGCTCGCCGGTATCCGAGACCTTGAAGTGAACGTGGAGGCGAAGGTCGACTCGTCACGAGCGCTTCGCGCGCTTGAGGAGGTCTCGAAGGCTCGCCATGTCGACCTGATGCCAGAACTCGACAAGGCTCTCCTTCGCCGCATCAGCAACGAAGTTGAGAAGTCGGTTCGCACCATTGAGGCGCGGATCACGCCGACGCTTGACGAGGAGCAGCTGCGTCCACGTGTAGATGCGTTGACGAACGAGCTGAAGAAACTCGAGAAGCATCTCCACATCTCGGTCCTGAACGAGGAAGAGCGGCTGCAGATCCGGCACCGGATCCATTCGATCAGCGAAGAGCTCGACGACATGGCGAAGGACCGCACTGTCCGCGTCGACATCAACCCGTTCACGGCTTGGGCCTCGGCACGTCTGGCGTGGCTCGCACGCACGCGATTCGTCGAGATCATCCCCCGGGTGTCCAAGGCGGCCCTCGCGAAGGCTGTCACCGCGCTCTCCGCGCTGTCGGGTGCTCGCCTCTCGTACGACTACCTGAAACGGTTCTCGGACTGGATGAGCGAGATCGACAAGAAGCTTCCCGCTTTGACGTTCGGTGTCACCGGCATCACGACAGCATTCTCCGGGCTCATGGGCGCTGTCTCGGGCATCGTCGGGATCGGCGACGGCCTGGCCGCGACTCTGCCGTCGCTTCTGCTGTTGCCAGGTTTGTTGGCCGGTGCAGTGCTCTCTGGCGTCGCGCTCTTCGTCGCCATGAAAGACGCGAAGGACCAACTGAACGAGCTCGGCGACTCGTACAAGAACCTCGGCGAGATCATCTCGGCGAATTACTGGGCCGAAGCGCGACAACCGATCATCGACTTCTCGAACTCGGTGATGCCTCAGCTCGAGCGATCGTTCGAGAAGACCTCGGCCGCGATTGGACGGTTCACGGCCGGACTCGCGAAGTCGTTCCAAGCGGAGTTCGACAACGGTCGCCTCGAGGCGATGTTCGACGGCCTCGCCGCGTCTTGGGACGTGCTCTCGACAGGGACCGACGCGTTCGCCGGCGCGATCACCAACCTCGGCCTCGTGGCGGCGCGGTACATGCCGCGACTTGCCGGATGGTTCGTGCGGCTCTCGAACCAGTTCGACAACTGGCTCTCCGACGTCGCCACAGACGGCCGCCTCGACGGTTGGATCGAAGAATCGATCGACGCGTTTTACGCCCTCTGGGATGTGGCAGCCGCCACAACCGGAATCTTCCAGGGACTGTGGAAGGCCGCCGAAGCTGCAGGCTCCGGCGGCCTTCGTGGATTCGCCGACATGCTCCTCGATTGGGAGAAAGCCATCAACGGGGCGAAGTGGCAGGAAACCCTGACCGCGATGTTCCGCGGGGCGGGCGTCGCGATGGATGGATTCGGTGCCGGACTCGAGCGAATCGGCAACATGCTCTATGAGCAGCGAGACACACTCGAGTACTTCATGGGCACGGCTGGTGAAGCCCTCGGCGGCTTCATCGGAGCTGTTGCCGATGCACTCGCACGGCCTGAGGTCTCCGAAGGCCTGCGCGGCTTCATCGACGGCGTCGCAAGTGGCCTCGAGTCTCTTGAGCCTGCTCTCGCTCCGATGGCTGACGCATTCGGTGAGCTTGCTGGCTTCGCCGGCGACCTGGCTGAAGCGATCGGCCCAGTGTTGCAAACCGCTCTCGAAACAGCCTCGGGGCTTATCTCCGGTCTCATCGAATCGTTTGAAGATAACGATGTTGTCCAGAGGCTCGCCGATGCCTTCAACTCATTTCTCGACAATGGCGCTGCGCCAGTGCTCGAGCAATTGGCCGACGTTGTTGGCGACAAGTTGGTTCCTGCCCTCGTCCATCTCTTCGAAAGTGGTCTGCCTGCGCTGAGCGGACTGCTTGCACTGCTCGGCCCCACCGCGATCGCATCAGTTGGAGATTTCGCGGACAAGGTCGGAAGCCTGACCAAGTCTCTCGAGGGCATCCAAAGCATGTGGGAGTACTTCACTGGTGCGAAAGAAACCGGAGAAGGGACCGCCGGTGAAGCATCAGGCTTGCTCGAGTTCCTGACCAACATCCTTTCGGTCACAAATCCCGTCATCAACGCGCTGCTCGACGTTACCGATCATTTTGGTGGCCTGGGCAACGTCGTCAATGAACTGGGGAACTCCCTCGGAGGGTTCGTCGCTGAAGCGCAATTCAACTTCACGCAGTTCCAGTTGGCTGCATCGCTTGCGCTTGGGAACGTGGTCGCCTGGATTGCCGCGCTTCCAGGGAAGATCGGCGCCATATTCGCGGGCGCGAGCGCCTGGCTTATCAACAAGGGTGCCGAGGTCCTCAACGGGTTACGAAACGGATTTGATAGCGGCTGGCTGTCGGTCTCGTTCTGGCTCGCCGGTGTGCCCGGTCGAGTCATGAACTATTTCGCCGGTGCTGGGGCGTGGCTGATCTCATCCGGTGCCGCCCTCTTGAGGGGCTTCGCTGCCGGGGTGGCGTCCGCGGTAGGGGATGCCGCGGCTCAGGTTGCGTCTGCAGTCGAACACATCCGCGGACTGTTCCCGAATAGTCCCGCAAAATGGGGCCCGTTCTCGGGCCGCGGGTGGGTTTCATACTCGGGCGTTGCCGTCGGTGAGACGTTCGGCGGGTCGATCGCGTCCTCGATCGACAAGTCGCGGACCAAGGTAGCGCGCTCCCTCAGCGGGATCCGTGGGGAGTTTGCGTCTCTGTCTGGCGATGTCTCCGGCATGGGCTTCGACGTGACCAGTCAGTACGCCGTCGATCGCGCCCACGCTGCGCGTATCGGCGGTGGCATCACACCGCTCTCTGACGGCTCCACCGGCGCTTCGACTCAGATCACGGCGAACTTCGTTCAGCCCGAACAACGCGAGCAATTCCGCGAGTTCTCGTCGCTCATGCAGCGCGAACTCCGACGAAGTTAGGAGGCCGCGCATGTGGTCATTGAAGTACGACGGAACCGCCTACTCCTTCGACCACGTCGCGGTCACATCTGTCGAGATCGAGGGTCGGTCGTATCGCGTTGACGATGCGGCCAACCCTCGAGCCGACGGGGTCGCATTCGGGCAGGACTTTGCGGATCCGGGCGACATCAAGCTGAAGCTGCTGCTGACGTTCCAGACGACGCGGAACCTCACTATGCAGCGGGCAAAACTGAAGGAAGCAGCTGATTCGTTCCTTCGCGCTTGGGATGCGAAAGCGCTCCGCGCAACGGCCGGCGCATTGGGTGAACTCACCATCCCGTCGCTCGGCCTCTTCGAGGGGCGCCCACGACGTGCCGAGTGGGATTGGTCGACCTTCGGGTTGGGCTATCTCACCGGTGCCGCCACATTCGTGCGCTCCGATCTCCTCACCTATGTGCTCAACGAGTCGGGCGGAGCGCCCTGGCAGTCGGCAACGCTCGGCCTTGTTCCGGCTCAAGTCGGCGGCATCAAGTCGCCGCTGAAGGCGCCGCTTCGCACTTCGGTCGAGTCTTCCCGCGCTGCACCGCTGGTCGTCGGCGGCAGCGCAGAAGCGTGGGGCATCTACGACCTCAAGGGCCCGATCCAGTCGAACGCTCAAATCGAGGTTCCCAATCGCTGGCGGCTCTATCTGAACCGATCCCTCGCTTACAACCAGACGGCGCGTATCGACACGCGCCCCGGCCGGCGAGGCACCTACCTCAACGGCAAGCCCGTGCAGCTTCTCGACCCGCGTTCATCGCTGCTCGACGACTGCGCGCTTTTGCCGGGCCAGAACGTACTTGCCCTCAGGGGCGCGTCGATCGAGGGCACCGCATCGGTGTCCGTGCGATGGCGAGACACGAAAGAGAGCATCTGATGGCAACATCACACTGGTTCGTCGGCGGCGGTGCCGAACACACCGCAGAGATGGTTCGGCGCGACACCAACGCGAAGCTCGGCGGCGCAGAGGGAATCTGCGCCGTGAACGATTTGCGGGTCCTGCAGCAGCCGGTCGCCGTCGGCTCAATTCGCGTGACCATCGGTTCCGCTTACATCACTTCCCGCTACGCGAGTGCGATCAACGAGACGTACATGGGGTCGGTGACCTCGCAGGAAACCGTCACGATTCCGCAGAACGCCGGCACTGGGGTGCGCCGCGATCTCATCGTGATGCGGGTCCGGGATCCTTACGTGCAGGGGTCCCCGTGGCCGGATCCCGGCGCAAACATCAGCGACCCCGAAGCGGCAGAGGAAGCTCGAGCCAACGCGAAGTACGTCTACATCGAGCGGATCCCGTCAGTCCCTGCCGGCACACGGCGACTACAGAGCGTTGCCGGGTACGAGAACGATACTGCGGTGACTCTCGCCCGGATCGACGTCCCTGCGGCGACGAGCGCGATCACTTCGGCGATGATCACGGACCTTCGCGAGGTCGCGCGGCCGCGGCGGTCCGAAGTCGTGTTCGCCCGTCCGCGCATCGCAGCCGACGACACCGCACAGCGATACCTGACAGGACGCGTCGCCAATGGCGGCGAGTTCTTCCCCGGTGGCAATGGTGCGGCGAACGAGTTCCAAGTCGACGTGCCGATCTGGGCCACCCGCATCGTCATCGATGCCCGGTGGATGGCGATCTACTACGGCGCCGGCAAGAACCCCCACGGTCGTTACTGGATGGAGTACGGCGACGAGTACCGAAACCACACGTGGCCGAACAAGCAGCAGTACGAGTACACGACCCAGCATTTCAACTTCAATGCGCCATTGACCAACGATGAGCGCACCACTGACTGGTCCCTGATGGATGAGCTGCCGATCCCCGCGAAGTACCGCGGGAAGACGATCACGTTCGCATTCAAGGCCGGCCTCGACGCTTCGAGTTCGAACGCGAGCGTGGTGTGGATGAACTGGTCCGGTGGCCTCGGCTGCCGTCTGACGTTCGCAGAGCGAGCGGTAGACGACGACATTCTCTAGGAGGCACACGTGGGTTCGAGCGCCCCGAAGATTCGGTACTCCGCGCAGCGAGTAGGCACGAACGAATGGCTACACTACGATCTGCCACTCGATACTGACGGCCCCGAGTACACCCTCTCCGGCTATGAGGTCATCGACGCGACAATCGCACCCGAACGGTTCGAACGTCTCGCAGAGGACGGGCACCCGGTCCTGTGGAAATGGGGCACCTGGATCCACGTCGAACTCCCCGGCGGGCGCGACTGGACAGGAATCGTGGAAGACGTCTGGGGCGAAGGGGCGAAGCTGCGCGTCAAGATACGTGAGTGGCTCGGGTATCTCGACGGGCTCACATTCACAGCGACGCTTTGGGGCATCAACTCGGACCCCGCCGGACTCGCCGCGACTCTGTTCAAGCACGTCGGCTCATTCACACACGGCTTGAAAGGGGTCGAGGTTGTTGGCTCGACCCCCACTCGTGTGGGGACTCGGTCCGACAACATCGCGGCTGAATTGAAAGCCGTGATGGAGTCACGAAAGGCCGCATGGGAGGCGTTCTCGAAGCCGCGCAAGGAGTTGGAAGCGAAGGTCAAGAAGATCTCTCGCCCCTACGATCGCCATATCACGCTGCTGAACCGCGAGCGACGCATCCTCTCCGACAGTTGGGCGGACGCGGTGGCTCGGAAACTCGATGCGGAGATCATCAAAGCTCGGAAGGCACTCGTCACCGCGAAAGACGAACAGATCAAGGCACAGCGCGATCAGAAGGACGCGCTCGTCGGGACGATGAAGACGCGCATCGAGGATCTCGCTTTCGAGGAAACTCCTCTAAAAGAGGCTTACGACGCTGCGAAGTCGGATTACGACGATGCCAAGAAGCAGGCCCAGGAAGACGGCGGAGCATGGAAAGTGCTCGCGGACGACACCCCGGACTGCTGGAAAGTCCTTCAGGATCTCGCCGCTGCCGGCCCGTTCGACTTCACCACGGAAACCGAGTACTCCACCGGAGCGCCCGTACTGAAATTACTCATCCACTTTCCGGCGCGGGGCCGCGCACGTGATGATCTCGTGTTCGAGCTCGGCAGCAACATCAGCGAAATGCCGCAGGTCGAAGTTCCCGTTGACTACGCCTCTGAGGTAATCGTGCTCGGCGCCGGCGAAGGGTCAGGCGACGACAAGAAGACCTTGCGTGAATCGATCAGCGTTGAAGACCCGAGGCTGCGTCGCAACGAAGTGTTCTCCGATCCGTCCATCACCAAGCGCGCCACTCTGCGCGCAGTCGGGCGGAACGAGCTGCGCCGCCTACGGGCAGAGGTAGTCGTTCCGGAGATCACCGTGCGCGGGACCGACAACGTTCCCATCGGGGCTTGGTCCCCCGGCGACATCATTACCGTCCGACTCCGCAACGTGCCCCACTTCGGCCGCGTCACCGTGAAGCACCGGATCCGGTCTTGGAAACGCGTCGACACGAACAAGGCAATCATCAGATTGGAGCCCCTCGATGGCTGATCGGGAGATAGAGCTCCTTGCCCGCGAAATAGCGAAACTGAAGCGCAGCGTCGCCGGCCTCGCCCAGACTCGACAGGTCTCACGCACGATCGTGAATGACGTTGAACTCGGCGACACCGTCCTTGAGGCGCAGGAAGTCGCGTTCATCGTCGACGAGCACTCAGCCGATCTGGATTTCCTGGACGACGGAACCGGCTTATACGAAGCGGACACAGCTCAGGATGCCGCTGATGCGGCTCACGAAGCCAAAGTGCGAGTAGTGGAGGCTGAAGCTGAACTCGAAGCTGCTCGCGCTGAGCTCGACGAGAAGCTGCATGAGCTGGAGTCGAGTCTTACTGAGGCAGACGGCCGCATCACTGCGGCGAAGCAGCGTGCGGATGATGCGTTCGGGGTGGCTACTGCTGCGTCTGGTGATGCGTCGGAGGCGGCGCAGGCGGCGTCTGATGCTCAGACTGCGGCGGATGATGCGAAGGATCTTGCGGTGAATGCTGCGACTGCTGCGTCGTCGGCGTTGGGTCAGGTGGGTGATAAGTCGACGGTGCTGATTCAGTCGACGGCACCGTTCACACAGTTCCAGGTGTCATCCACCCTCTGGATTGATACGACCGGGGGTGCGAATACTCCGAAGCGGTGGAATGGTTCGGACTGGATTGAGGTGGCGGATAAGGCTGCGCGGGATGCTGCGGCTTTGGCCGTGCAGGCTGCGGCAGATGCTGCTGAGGCGCAGTCGGCGGCGGGTACTGCTCAGTCAAATGCGTCGGCTGCGTTGACGATGGCTGGGACGAAGAGCCGCGTCTACTACTCGACTGCGGCACCGTCTGGTACGGCGACGGCTGTGGGCGATTTGTGGCGTCGGCGTGACTTGAGCCAGAACATCATCGCTGAATGGTTTTGGGATGGTTCGGGGTGGGTGGCGACGAAAGTTTCTTCGGACGCGATCGCGAACCTTGATGTGGGGAAGCTCACCGTCGGTACTGGCATCATCTCCGATCTCGTCGCACAAAATATCGCAGCCCGTACTGCCACGTTCATGGAGTTGAATGTCGATCGTCTCGTGGCTACGGGTACCGCGACGATCGCTGCTGCAGTGATTGAGAAGCTGTACACGGATGTCGTGAAGGCGAAGTTGCTGACAGTGACTGAGAAGATCATCGCCAATGACATCTTCGCGGCTGGCGTGGTGAGTGCGAGCGCTCTCGCGTCGAACGCAATCGATGGCAAAGTCATCACGGGTGCCCTGATCCGCACCGCAGCCTCCGGGCAACGCGTGCAGATCGATACTGTCGGCATTCGCGCATTCAACTCGAGCGGATCAGAGACCGCTGTTCTTACCGCCACGGACGGTGGATTGCGGCTGACAGGGTTCTTCGAGATGCGCAGGGGTACGGGAGGCTCGAACCCCTGGGCGTACATCAGCGAGAACGAATTCGGAGTCTCGGAGCAGCAAAGTGGTGGCGGCTCATATGCGCACGTCCGGCCGTTTCAGGTTGCCACCGACACTTCAGTGCTTCCCGCCAGTGCGAACTACACGCGCGGCGGTGCTGCGCTGCGCGGGGGCGGACCTAACGGAGGAGGCAGCCCGGGGCTGGACATCTACGCGACGAGCGGTGCATCGATGGCTATGCGGGCGAGTTCCACTGACATCAACGCGATCGTTTCGAACGGAAATCTCAACCTCCGCGCGAACGCATCCAACAGGCGCGTCTACCTTTATGGCGGTAACGGAATCTACCTCGATGGGGCGACAACGTTCTCGGAGTGGCCCTCGTTCCCCGGCGACTCAGCAGCGGCCGCCCTGCCGGGATTTGTCGAAGGCGGCTTCAGTATCGTCACGGCCTCGTTCGAGGTACGCGGGGGAACCCTGTTCATCTCGCTCAACGTCACCGGGAACATCACCCAGGGTTCAGGTGTCGATGTCTGGAACAGCCTCCCGGCACGGTTGCGGCCGTCGTCCAACAGACAAGCTGCTGCGTGGCTGAACGGCGGGTATGCGGGCGTTGCGTGGGTTCGATCCAACGGAACAATCGCGGTCGCGAACCAGACCGGTGCGACACGAACCTCAGCCCAGTTCACCGTCTCTTACCCCTACCCGGGCTGACCGGAAGGAGATCGATGTCTTACCTGACACAGTCGCGGCTGGCCCGCGACAGCGACCTTTTGCAGCGCATCACCGCGTGTGCCGCGATCGAGGGATTGTCCGACCCGCAATCGTGGGCGGCGAACCGTGCGTGGCAGTTTTCGGCACAGCCGGGATGGGTCGCCGCGTACAAGACCGCCGGCACAAATCCCGGAGCGAACGAAACCGCGATCACCGACGCAATGATCCTCACCGCCGTGCGCGCACTGAATAACGAGGAGACCACAACATGACCCCAACAGTCGACTCGCTCGGAGGCTACATCGCCTCGGTGCGTTCGCGTTTCATCGACGTCGACGGCTGGTTCGGTGCGCAGTGCTGGGACCAGTGGTCGCACTACGCGACGAACTTCCTCGGCGTTCCCGTACTCACCACGTATGCGGACGCCGGGGGCAGCTGGCCCCATTCCGGGTACGCGTGCAACGTGTTCCACAACGCGCGCTCTGCCGGCCTCGAGCGTTGGTTCGAGATCCTGCCAGCGTCCGCTACCCCGCGCGCCGGCGACGTAGCGTTCTGGGACTTCGGGAGCGCTTGGTATCCGTGGTCGCACGTTGCGACCGTGCTCGAGGTCCTTCCCGGCGGCCGGCTCCTGCGCTGCCTCACACAGAACCCTGGCGCTGTGCAGATCGCTGACCTCATCACGAATGGGCTCATCGGTTACCTCAGGCCGCGAGCTCTCATCCTCGGCGGTGTCGACGCATCGCCGACCGCCACTCTCACCGCATCAACGAAGCTCGCAGCGCAAGCGCGTCTGCGGCGACGGAAGGAAGATCCCATGCACCTCGTCATCCTCAAGCAGCAGGCCCGCAGCGACGGCTCCGCAGCGTACGCCATCTACAAGCCAGGCGTTCCCGGCTCGTGGGAAGAGTTCGATAACTTCACCGCGCGAGGCATGTACGCGAACAGCCTTTCTTCGCAGTTCGGGCAGCCGATGGAAGTCACCCTGAAGCGTTGGTCGGAGCTGCAGAAGAAGTACAGCTGATGCCAACGATCGTCCCGATTCTCGGGGCGTGCTGCGCAGCGCTGGTGGTACTGGCTGTCATCTTCGCTGCGCAGCATCTGCTGCAGCGCACTTCTGGCTCGTTTCGGTCCCTGGCTTCCCGGGTGTGGGACTCACTGCAACCAAACCGTGTCAGGAAGCTTCTCGCATCCGTGGCATACGCGGCCGCATTCATGTGCGGGCTCTCGACGCTGCTGTGGCCGCCGCGCAGCATCGAAGGCGTGCTCGGCGTACTGACACCAATGTTCGGGCTCTTCTACCTGCTCGGCGGCGCGGCCGCTCTGGCCGTCGTGTTCCGTGGTTGGTGGTGGCTCGAGCGGATGGCTATCGGCGCGATCCTTGTCGGAGTCGCGATCTACATCATCGTCGTGCTCTCACTCCACTGGCAGTCCGCGATGGGGTCGAGACTCTCGCAGTACTGGGCGATCGCCGTCTCGGTTCCCCTCCTCGTGTACCGGCTCGCCGACATCTACCCTCACCCCTACGAACCGAGACCGGAGACAGCGAGGCGGGATGGATGAGCGAACAACCCAACTCCTTGTAGCCGTCATCGGGTCCGGCTTCTTCACGTGGGCCGGGCCCGCACTCTTCCGACGCTGGCAGTCGTGGAGACAGGGCGCCGAGAAGCGGAAGCGCCAAGACCTCGATCGCATGGCCGCCGAGAAGGCTGTGGCCGAAGCACGAGCCGCCGCGGCGCTCGTTGTTGCGGCCGACGCCGAGAAAGCTCGCGACGACGCAGTAGAGGATCGCCGCGCTGCGGAGCGCGAGCGCGATGACGAGGCAGCGCTCCGGCGACGCTACGCCGAGTCCCTTTCGTTGCACCGCCGCATCATCACCGAGGCCGAGTGCCTCGACCCATCAGCGCTGCCCGATTGGCCGGCGTAACCCGAAGGAGAACGAATGCCCCAGATCATTCCCGAAGCGACCCGGATCGCCGCCAAGCGCGGTTTCATCAGGTCGACTGCTCAGGCCTACGCGACCGCGATCGCCGGCGGTATCAGCACGACCGCGATCCTCGCCGTCGTCACCGGCGACGTGCCCCTGGTGGCCACGGTCGTGACTTGGTCGGTCGCGGCGCTCTCGCCGCTGGCGGCCGGTGCAGCGTCGTATCTCAGCATCCTGTCCAAGGGCATCCCCGAGGACTACCAACCAGGCACCGACGATGCCTCTCGTGGCAAGTACGGTGATCACGCCGCCTGA